TTAAAAATCTAACATCGAAATGCAACCATCTACAAACCCCATCGCAGTCTGCAATTCCTTCCTGATGGTCCCATCAGAACACTTCCGTTTCTTCGCGATGCTTCTTAATGAGATACCAATAACAAAATGAGCAATAATTAACTCATACTCCTCCGGTTTATACTTCCGTAATCGCGCCACACACCCGTCAATGATGATACCTTCATCATCATTGCACTGAAGCCGTGACTTCTTGCCGTGTGGGAGCAGTCCTTTAAACCCAGCAGCGATTGGTTGCCAGTCAACACCGTTACCGTCAGCAGCGGCCCATGCGCCCCAGCGGTCTAATACTTCGTACATATCACGCATTGTTGTTATCTCCCGCGCTGTCGTTATCAGAAATTAAAATTTGTCCGGATTCACCCCAGAGCTTTGTTACCCGCAAATCCCAGATATGTGCATCTTCGGCATACAGGGCATCCATCAGCGCTTTAATCATGTTGTCGACGTCCGGCTTTTGTTGGTGGGCCTGACCGTTCATTACTGCGCGTTTCTTCTGGCTCCAACTCGCCGGCATCGGCAGGATGAAGGTGATGTGACTTCCCGCCTCCGGCATGGTGACCTTCTTAAGGCGGACCTCATCGCAGAATGCCCGGTAGCGCATAACCACTTCTCGCTGCTTCCATTTGTCCGCCCGCGTCATCCTCGGCTTGCCCATTGGTGTAATGTTAAAAATCTTCATGGCCAGCCCGGCTCCCTTTCGTGTAACGGCGTTGATTTGCCTTTGGTTGCGGCGTCGAGCGCTGGCGAGCCTCATCCTGATCAATTGGCAGGAAATGACCGTTGTAGAACCGACGGTAGATAGTCCCCAGTTCCCCATTCCGCTGTTTTGTCACGTTAATTTCGGCAATTCCCTTTGCTGGCGATTCAGGGTTATAAACCTCGTCGCGGTACAACATCAGGATCAAGTCAGCATCAGCCTCAATTTCTCCCGAGTTTTTCATATCGGAGTTCATTGGCCGCTTATTGGGTCTGGATTCGACACCGCGCGACAGCTGGCTCAGCGCAAGGACGGGGGTTTTATTGGATTTAGCCAGGTTTTTAAGCCCCTTGGATACTTCGCCAACGGCCAGGTCGTAACGCGCAGCGCTCTGAATTTTGATAAGCGCCAGATAGTCGATGACCACCAGCGCGATTTCAGGATGCGCTATCTGGTAGCGCGTGGCGGTTTGCTGTATCTGGTCGATGGTCAGTCCCGTGGCGTCGGTGATCCAGATATTGCGGGTGGCCATACGTTCCATGCCGTTAAAGAACCGCGCCCAGTCCTCATCCTCGAATTTATCCACGGCTTTCAGGCGGGACATCGACATGCCGCCAGCGGCGGATACCATGCGTTTGGCGATCTGGATATCGGACATCTCCATGCTGAAAAACAGCACGCCATGCCCCTGAGCGGATACTTTGTCGATAATGTCCAAGGCCAGCTCGGTTTTTCCCATCGATGGACGAGCGGCGATAAACACCAGATCCGTAGGTTCAATACCGCCCGTCTTCGCATCAAGTTCCTCAATGCCGGTGAGCAGGCTTCGGGTCTCTTCTTTCCCCTGGCTACGGGATTCCGCTTCATCGGCCACCGCTGTGAGCAGTTCTGAGATGTGAACAGGCTGGACGGTATCAGCAGAAATATCGATGGCCGATACAGCCAGTTTTGCGGCTTCAAGAGCGGCCAGAGCAGCATCGCCGTTGCTGGCGCTCCTGATTTGTTCCAGTGCTTTTTCCAGTGCGGATTCAGCATCACGCACGCCGGCATTGCGACGCAGAACGTCAACATAAGAGACCAGAGCCGATTTCGCCCAGCTGACGCGGGTGGCTTCCAGAATCGTGGTCTGAAGCGCCGGCAGCGACTCGCAAAGCAGTAGCGGGTCAATCACACCACCGCCGCGGGCCTGTCGGCAGATGCCAGTGTAAATTTCCCGATACTGACGAACAGAGAAAGTGCTTGCAGGCAGCCGGGAAAGAACATCCAGTACCTCAGGGTCGGCACCACGCAGGAACAATGCGCCGATAACTGCCTCTTCCAAATCCTCATTTTTCCACACGGGTGTCATGCAATCACCCCGTTATTGCCGCGAAAACTTGCCCAGTTGAATACCAGGTAGTTGCGCCCCCCGTCGGTCACACGGTCAAAAATACGGTCGCTGATAAACTCTTTCAGCTGCTCAGGTGGCAGGTTGCTGATCAGGATGGTTGGCAGAACGCTTTCGTAACGGGCGTTAATCACCTCATGCAGGATGGTCATCTCTGCAGGGCTTCCGAACTGCACGCCCACTTCATCGATAACCAGCAGATCCAGCGAAGCGTAGTGATCCAGTACGCTTTCTTCGGTTATGTCGGCATTGTGGCGCCAGGTGCTTTTCACGGCGCGGGTCAGACGCATAACGTCAGTCAGTTCCACACTGGCGAGATGGTTGCGGATGATGTTTTTCGCCAGAGAGACCGCCAGATGATTTTTTCCCGTGCCGCAGCTGCCTGTCAGCACCAGACTTTTCCCGGCCTCCAGAACAGCCGGCCAGTTGTCGGCGTAGCGCCTGCAGGCTGCGAGGTTGCGGGAGGCTTCAGGGTTGAGTTCCAGATAATTTTCAAACTCACAGTCACCAAAGCGGCGAGTAATGCCCGCGTCGTTCAGCAGGCTGGTTACGTGAAGTTTGCGCAGGCTGGATTTGACACTGGTCTGCTCCGCCCGGATGCAGGACGGACAGCGGGAGTGCTTGAAAGTCTCTGCGCCGCGAAAATCTTTGCCCACCAGCGTGAACTGTTCGTAGTCTCCATGCTCCGGGCAGGATAGCGTGCTGGTGTGATTGGAACTCCAGCCCTCAAATCCCCAGGGGAGTTTGTGCTCTTCAGCGAAAGCCAGTTCATCGCCGAGTTTTGCCTGTTGTGCTCTCAGGCCTTCACGCTCTTTGAGCTGATTCAAATTCAACATACCCACCTCACTCAAAAATTCAGGTTTTCACCGGATTCACCAAAATCATCGGACATGCGCCCCAGACCGGACAGGCGGGCAATGGTGCTGTTATGCCCACCTCCGGGAGCGGATGGCGCCTGCCAGGATTCTTCGAAGTGGCGATCGGGTCCAAAGAACGAGGCGGCCTGCTTGACGTACTGGGTGCCGACGCTGCCTGTTGCGCGGGCGTAGGCTGCATAGCGCTTAACGCCCGCCAGCATGTCTTCAGGTTTAACCCCGTCTTTCAGGCGAGCTTTCCAGGCCTTGAAAGCCCCGGACTTGGAATTGCCTCCAGCGCGTTTTGGGTATGCCTGCCAGGCTGTCTCAAACTCAGGGGAATAATCCTGTTTTGCAGAACGAACCGGTGCAGAGGCGATAGCCGAAGCGCCAGTATTTTTTATAGGTTCATCGACTGGTTCATTGACTGGTTCAAAAGAGTGACTGATTCTGGGTGCAGCTCCTGCACTACCCCCTGGTGAATCTCCTGCACCAGGTAGTGAATCTGTTGCTCCAGGTAGTGAACGATTTGCACTACCCCCTGGTGAATATCCTGCACTACGTAAATTGAGCTGATAAACGTTGCTGGAATTCCCCTTTGGTCCTGTCCGAAGCTCTTTTTTGATCAGGCCACATTCACAAAGCGCTTGGATGTGATTCATCACCGAACGCTTGCTAATTTCACACTGGTCAGCGATGTGCTGGTAACTAGGCCAGCACTCCCCGAGATCACTGGCGTTATCCGCCAGCTTAAGAAGAACCAATTTGCGCAAAGGGTTTCCGACCTTAATTTTCATAGCCCGAACCATCAGATCCATGCTCATACCAAAACCCTCGTGAAGTACTGTTGAAACTTCCAGACTGGCTGCATACATTCATGCGGATAACCCGGTCTGGTGAAATAAACCTGCTGCTTTTCGCGATCCCACCCAGTGACGTGCACGACAATACCCCGAGGATCGTGATACAGCCTGTCCAGCGCCTTAATACCGCCCGTTTCTGGAAACATTCAGCTCACCAGCGCTTGATTTGTAATCGGATTATCTGGTGTCACTTCATGCCTCGCCTGCATTGTCGAGCCATGTCACTCCCCTTGCGTTGGGTGCGGGAATAGCTCGGGCAGGTCAGGTCTGATTTCATATGCCGCTACTTGGCCATTAGCAGCAGCCACAATTTTCAATACATGCTCTGCCTTAACTCTTTTCCCGTGGCGCCATTTCCATACCGTTGCTTGGGACACACCACATTGTTTTGCAAGCGCATCCTGGCTTCCTGTACATCTGATTGCTTTATCAATAGGCTCAGAAATCATAAAACCCCCTTAGTAATTGATTATTACTTTAGCGATTGAATGAGTAAACCACAAGGCTAATAATTACTTTTTGACTTATCGCGTTCAGTGAGTTAAGTTTTTAACAACTTTTGGAGTAGCCAACATGTCGAAAACAACGTTTGCTGAAAGATTGGTTGAATCAATGAAGGCAGCAGGCTTTACCCAAGCTTCCCTTGCTGCCGCTGTAGGAATGTCGCAATCCAGTATCTGGAAACTAACTTCTGGCGCGGCCTCAGGCTCACGGAAAACTGTAGAATTAGCTAAAGCACTACATGTCAGGCCTGAATGGCTCGCCTCAGGTGAGCTGCCCGTGAATGATAATGAATCCAATGATCTCCCAACCGTCTACAGGCAACAAAGACCTGTTGTTCCTGGGATTTACAGAGTCGATTTGCTTGATGTTCAAGTGAGTGCTGGTCCCGGAGTATACCTATCTTCTGAGTTCATCGAGACAGTGCAAGCAATTGAATTCACAGAAGAATATGCAAGAAGCATGTTTGGAAGTCGTCCAGCATCATCTATCAAGGTTATCACCGTGCGTGGTGATAGCATGGAAGGTACGATTGATCCAGGTGATTACATCTTCGTGGATACATCAGTAAATCACTTTGAAGGTGATGGTATTTATGTTTTCGTGTTTGGCAAAACGATTCATATCAAACGCCTGCAAATGCAGAAGAATAGCCTTGTCGTTCTATCAGATAACAAGCTCTACAGCCCTTGGGAAATAGACGCATGTGATGAAGATCAGTTTCACGTTTTAGCTAAAGTGCTGGTCAAACAGTCGGCAGCCTTTAAACGATTCGCATAACTCTCAACATAGAAGAACGACCGCTTAGGCGGTCTTTTTTTGCTTACTAAACAATAAAATACCTAAGAGATAAAAAAATAAATTACTTTAGTCATTGACTATCGCAAAGATCCGATCCATCCTAATTACAACTTAAGTAATTCGACGGGCGATTATCATGACAACTAAAAACTTCATTCAATTAGTAGATATTCCAGACTACCGTTTTGATAAGCGTGCGACTGATATCGATTATGATGGTATCGCGGTCGACTGCGACTCTAAAACAATTTCAATATTAAGTGCAATAAATCATATCAGCCTTAATGTTTTCTCTCTTATGGAAGAGAGCCAGGTTGATAAAGAAAAAATAACTAACCTTTCCTGTATTATTGCTGACCTAGCAGAACTGGCAATTGCCACAAATAAAATCGCTCAATCTGCATCATACCTTTCCGGTTTAAAAGGTGGCAATGATGGCGCATGAAATTTCATTAGAGCAGGCGGCAGAGAAAGCTCATCAGGCGGAGATAATTTGCCGCATGATGGAGGTATACCCTAATAAAATGGATTGTACCGAAATTGGGGCATTATCTTCGCTGCTCAGAACTCTTACTGGTGATGTATGTGCATGGCTTATCGAAGAGCAGGCAATAAAAAATAATAAGTAAAACAACACTTAACTATTTAATTCCAGATTAATTTCTGCGGGAATTCACATTCATTATTCAGGAGAACACTGTGAAAAATAATTATGCCTTTAAGACAGCAAAAATGATGTGTAGTGCAGGCTACTGGGATATCGCAATTTTATTTTTAAAAAGAGCGTATGGGAGATAACCATGGGTATGCAGCGCCGCCAAGATATTCAGTGCGTCACCATTAAGGCTGAGCAACTTAACTTCCTTATGCAGACAATTTTCACACATCACAAGGACTTTGACTGCCATCAACTTGATGGGGTTTTAGGTCTTGCATATGACCTTGCTGGCGAGGTCTATTCATGGATGGAAAAAGAGGAAAAGATTGTACAGAAAAATGAAGAACACAAAAGAAGGGGTAATTAGATGATTAACTTAATTACTACCTATCGCCGCCGAATTTTAAAAGCAGCCTTGTTACGCCACCAGCGAAAGACTGGGAGTAGCTTACTTGTCATTAAGCTTAACAAGGGTGGGATTAGTACTATCGAATTAACTGAGATTCTTCTTGATGGATTGTTGCGGAAATTCGAGCGACTGGCCCTCGGTGAATACGGAAATGTGGAAGGCGTGAAAGCTCTTAAGGGAATCTACAGCAACTCTGTTGATGTTAATGGCAGCGGCGAATTCCTCACAGAAAGCGGGAAAGAGTTAATCGACGAGCTTATTTCTGAACTGGTGGAGTTCGTCAAAAAGCAGAAACCAGTTACTGCGGAGTCCGGCAATGAATAACCAGCAAACAATGCTCTATCAGGGTGTGCTGATCCTCCGCCCCGTGTTGAACGTGGATCTGCATGTCCTCCCTGATTTTACCGGCCGGGTAGTCGTGCACATCGAGAACGGGAGGGTGACATGCGACCGCCAACTGTTCGACGACGAGCACATTTGCTCACTGGCCACGTTTATCGAAATGGCGCGCGAAATGGAGCTGAGATTTAAGGAGGTAGCTGGTGGCACTGACAGCGATACGAATTCCTGAGCGGGTTCACCTGCAGGCGCTGCAGGTCCTGCTGCGGTATCGGCGGCGGCGGATATTCCCGCGGCGAATACGCCGCACCGGCTACCTCAGCCTGAAGGTTAACCCACGCTGGCGGCTGTTATCGAAAGACGATGGCCGGAACTGGGAAGTTATGAGTCATGAAACCTATAACCGGGAGAAAGACAAATGATTGACAACAGAACTGTCAGCGCTATTGACCTGGCGTTGCAAAAGCACCCAACGCCAGTTGGTGATCTGTTCGCCGCGATCCGCCACGGACGCATGAAGCGGTGCTTCAGCCGGGATACCGCAATTCGTTACCTGGCGTTCTTCATGACCTCCCGAGCTTTTGGGCGTTCTGGTTTCAAGCAGCGTTATCCGGACGTGCAGGTAATTCATCCACTGAATCCAGAACTGAGTAGCTGGCAACGTGGCGCCGTGACCACTGAGTATTTTAACGCCCACCAGCGCACCGTTCGCCGGCTGCGTCGCATCCTCGCCCGCAAAAGAGAAATGCAAAACTGGTGCAAAAAGTGGGATGCCATGCACGACCGCTACGTGAAAGAGCGCGAAGAACTACAGGCCTGTAAGCCTGGAGGGCTGAGTCGATGATTGCTTACTTACGCGTTGTTCTATCGGTGGTGATTGTCGCCAGCGTTTATGGGCTGTTCGTTCCGATCCTCATTTCGATGAAGGACACGACAGCAGTTATATCCGGTTTTGCCCTGGCGATTCTGACCCCGCCGTGCATCTACGCCATTTGTAAGGGTCTTGTGCTTACCGTAACGAAGGAAAAGAAATGAAAAAAGCAATTATGGCTTCAATTATCGCACTCTCTGCCATCGGCCTTGTTGGTTGCGATCGAGTTGAGCCCGGCAACGTGGGTATCAAGGTGAATAAGTTGGGCGACGATAAAGGCGTTGGTGAAGTCGTCGGAGTCGGCCGCTACTGGACCGGCTGGAATACAGAGGTTTATATCTTTCCGACCTTCAAGCAGATGAAAACGTATGATGACGCTTTCAACTTCCAGATGAGCGATGGCACTACCATCGGCTACCACATCGGGGTCGCGTACAAGGTTGATCCGACCAAAGTTACAACCGTTTTCCAGACCTACCGTAAAGGCGTGGACGACATCACCGACACCGACCTGCGGCAGAAAATTGCTGACGCCCTTAATCGTCTCGCAAGTCGGATGAGCACCGATAAATTCATTGACGGCGGGAAAGCTGAGCTGCTTGAAAACGCACTGAAAGAGATCCAGTCCGATATGGGGCCGGTTGGTATCCAGGTGATCAGCCTTTCTTACGTTGGCCGTCCGGAATACCCGCCGACAGTGATCGAAAGCATCAACGCCAAAGTTACGGCCAACCAGAAGACGCTGCAGCGCGAGCAGGAAGTTAAACAACGTGAAGCTGAAGCCAACATGTTGCGAGCCGAAGCCGATGGCCAGGCGGATGCAAAGCTGAAATTGGCTGAAGCAGAAGCAAAGTCTATCCAGATCCGTGGGCAGGCCATGCGTGAGAACCCTGAGGTACTGCAACTGGAGGCCATCAACAAATGGAATGGCACCCTGCCCCAGTACATGACCAGCGGAACAAACACCCCGTTTATCCAGGTTAAATGATCCACCAGCCCGGCGACAAGCCGGGCACATATGAGAGGTTCGCAATGCTTCAGAACATGCTTAACCCGGAACCAACCTCAACAGGGATCCGGTCTGGAAACCGGGTGATTGGCTACTCCGCTGCTATTCGCCTGCTGGATAACGGTCGCTATGACAAACACCTTGCCGATGGAATGGAAATTCTGGCCTGCATCATGGAAGCGGTAGAAAGCAACTGGATCACGCTCAATATCGAAAAAGAGTTGATCCTCTGGCGCTGGTTACTGGCTGCCGTGTTCATCACTGAGGAGCTGGAGAAAAACGGAACTGTCGACGTTCCGAATGATACTGGCGGTGTTGATACTGCTGTTATCTATTCCAGCAAGCATGGCGCCATTAGCGTCTATCCGGGACCTGAACGCTTTGCACTCGCCAACCATATTGAGCTGGGGGCAATCGAGAAATATGGGCCAGAGGTTGGCCAGCAGCTGGCGCTGCGGATGTATCAGGACATGGTTATTGCTGACGAAGAATTTGGGTTCAGGTTATCAGCACTTGGCCGGGAGGGGTTTAACCTCCTCCACGACAGCTTTATCGAACACATCCAGATCGAAGGTGTGCCAGAAGCGCCGATTATGCATTGAAGGGAATGATTGATGACAGCAAACGATGAGCAACGGGTACGGCTGGAACTGAAACTGCCGGTAATTAATTATGAAGTCTGGTGCCACTGTCGTGGCCTGAAAGTGGTATGAGGTGGGTTATATGGTAGACATTGAAATGATTGACGAGGAAGAGGCAATGCGGATGATCCGAGTATCTTCACGCGTGACCATCCGCAAATACACCGAGCGCTATAATTTCCCCAAACCGGTCCGGACCTATCCTAAGCAATATCTGCGCTCTGCTATTGTGGAGTGGATCTTAAACGGGGGAATCAACCAGAAATCCTCCTGATATGCCAGAATATCTTTTCAGCATACAGATCATAGGCGTCTTTCTGTTCGGCAATCCAGTCATGCTTGTTATAGACAGAAAGCACGCCGCCAAGTTCATGCCCCAGCATCTTTTCGATGACGTGCGGAGCAACACCCTCTTCGGATAGCCGGGTTGCCAATGTGCGCCGAAAATCATGTGAAGTAAACTCACCAAACCCCAACGAGTCCTTGATTCTTCTGAGAAATTTATTTGCACCAGAAATAGTAATGGGGCTTTTCAGATCCTCGCCAGGGAAAAGTATATCCCCATACGTCATTTCAGCTTTTTTCAGCAAATCATCTGCGGCGGAGAAAATGGGGCGCCTGATAATTTTGTTGGTTTTACTTTTCTCTGCCGGCACAACCCATAACCCCTCCTCTCGGTCAAACTCCCCCCTTATAGCCAGCCGAAGTTCGCTATTCCTGGCGCCGTACAGCATTAGCAGTTGATGAAGCAATCGGTTAGAAGTTGACCCACGACTTCTTTCTATAGCCATCCAGATTTTGGCAAGCTGGTTATAGCTGAGCGTGGTCTCCCCAATCACCGGTTTAACACCGATATCTTTCGGCTGCAAAAGCATGAGTTCGGTTGTGCTAATGAATTGTCGGCGCGTACACCAACCAATGGCAGACCTGAGCTGTATCAATAAATGCCGGGCTCGGCGAGGGTTGATTTTCTCCTCTTCGGTAAACCTCTCTACCCACAAGCGGACAGGGATATCCTCAACCGGAATGCCGGGAAAAGCGTCGCGCATATGCTTTATAACCGTTGATTTATAAAGCGCTATCGTCTTAGCTCTTAGCGTTACGTCCACGTAATTTTCTTTCCAGTAATCCAGGCAATCCTTTACCGTTGGCTTACTCTTGGATTTGTTGCCACCAGCCAGCGTTCGGGGGTCAATGCCTTTGTCTGCCGACTCCCTCAGGTCTGCAACGATATTGCGGGCATCGCGCAGGGTCAGCGCTGGGTAACGCCCGAGCCCCATTCGGTTCTGCTTCCCTTCCCATCGGAACCTAAACTGAAAGCTGATCACGCCTTTGGGGGTTATGCGAATTCCAAGCCCGTCTGAATCCGTAATTTCAGCAGGCCCGGAATATGGTTTACCATAGATAGAGCGGAGCTTTGTGTCACTGATTGCCATGTTAGTTTTCTGTACTCACCATTTTGGTATTTTATGTACTTATTCTGTACTCAATATCGCATGAACGAACATAAACAACAATATCAAATCATGTACAACCATGTTCATAACTTGACAGAAAAAAAGAAATAATAGTTATAAGTCATATACATAAATAGCTAACCATGTTCATCTTTGGCCGTACAGTATCAACAATGTACAAAGACCACACCTTGCCGAAGATTACGAAACGATGGTCCCTTTTCAGGCACTGCAGATGATTGGCCACCAGGTCGATGCCGTCTGCCCGGATAAAGCCGCTGGCGACTATGTCATGACCGCGATCCATGACTTTGACGGCGCCCAGACTTATAGCGAAAAGCCGGGGCACCGCTTCACCCTGAACGCCAATTTTGCCGCGGTGAAGGCCGAGGACTATGACGCGCTAGTGATCCCCGGTGGCCGGGCGCCGGAGTATCTGCGCCTGAACGAGGAGGTTATTAAACTGGTACAGGCATTCGACGCCGCGCGTAAACCTATCGCCGCCGTCTGCCATGGCCCACAGCTGCTGGCCGCCGCTGGTATTCTCCAGGGCCGCACTTGCAGCGCTTATCCCGCCTGTGCCCCGGAAGTGCGCCTGAGCGGTGGGCACTATGCGGATATTGGTATCGATCAGGCGCATGTGGACGGTAACCTGGTTACCGCCCCCGCCTGGCCGGCCCACCCGCAGTGGCTGGCGAAATTCGCCGCCCTGCTGGCGGAATAA